GCATTCCTTAGCCGGGGGCCTCCGATCGCTTGAACTGGAGTATCTCATGATGCAAGTTCCATTTGGATCTCTGACGTACGACATCGGTGGTAACTTTTCAGCGCACCTTTTCAAAGGGCGCGATTACGTTCACTGCTGTATGCCTAATCTGGACGTGCGTGACATTGCTCGCCACGAAGGACACAAGGAAGCCATTCAAAGCTACATAAATCGCTTGGAAAAGCAGCGGCGACCTGTGCCTGAATATCAGAGGGCAGCTTTTAACAACTACGCGGAGAATCCTCATTTCGTCCATTGTGACCGTCCTTTTCAACAGTGTGAATTGACGACAGCAAACGGTACTGATACTTATGCTGTAGCGCTTCATAGTATTTATGATATCCCTGTTGAAGAGTTTGGTTCAGCGCTTCTCAGAAAGAACGTAAAGACTTGTTTCGCAGCTTTCCATTTCCACGAGAATATGCTTCTCGATTGTGATACTGTCACACTCGATGAAATTGGAGCGACCTTTCAGAGAGCAGGCGACAGACTGAGTTTTTTCTTTCATAATGAGAGCACTCTTAACTATACCCACAGCTTTAGTAATATAATAAAATATGTGTGTAAAACGTTTTTTCCCGCCAGTCAGCGTTTTGTGTATCATAAAGAGTTCTTAGTTACTAGAGTTAATACTTGGTATTGTAAGTTTACTAGAGTGGATACTTTTACTCTTTTCCGTGGTGTGTATCATAATAATGTGGACTGCGAAGAGTTTTACAAGGCTATGGACGATGCGTGGGAGTACAAAAAGACGCTTGCGATGCTTAATGCAGAAAGAACCATTTTCAAGGATAACGCAGCGTTAAATTTTTGGTTCCCGAAAGTAAGAGACATGGTCATCGTTCCTCTTTTTGATGCATCAATCACGTCTGGAAAGATGTCTAGAAGAGAGGTTATGGTGAACAAGGATTTCGTTTACACGGTCCTAAATCATATAAAGACGTACCAAGCCAAAGCTTTAACTTACGCGAATGTTCTGTCCTTCGTAGAGTCAATTAGGTCTAGAGTTATAATTAACGGTGTCACTGCCAGGTCTGAGTGGGATACAGACAAGGCGATTCTAGGTCCTTTAGCGATGACATTTTTCCTTATAACAAAGTTGGGTCATGTACAGGATGAAATAATCCTGAAAAAGTTCCAGAAGTTCGACAGAACCACCAAAGAGCTAATTTGGTCTAGTCTCTGCGATGCCCTGATGGGGGTTATTCCCTCGGTCAAAGAGACTCTTGTTCGCGGTGGGTTTGTAAAAGTGGCGGAAGAGGCCTTAGAGATTAAGATCCCCGAATTGTACTGCACGTTCTCAGACAGATTGGTACTGCAGTATAAGAAGGCCGAAGAGTTTCAATCGTGCGACCTTTCCAAACCTCTAGAAGAATCAGAGAAGTACTACAATGCATTATCTGAGTTATCAGTGCTCGAGAATCTCGATTCTTTCGACTTAGAGGCGTTTAAGACTTTATGTCAGCAGAAAAGCGTGGATCCGGATATGGCAGCTAAGGTAGTGGTTGCAATCATGAAGTGTGAACTGACGTTGCCTTTCAAGAAGCCTACTGAAGAGGAAATCTCGGAGTCACTTAAAACCGAGGAGGCGAGAAGCGCGGAACGTGAAGATGTGTTGAGCTTACGAAACGATGCTCCTTACCCATGTGTGAAAAATCTTGTAGAGGGTGCTGTACCGGCGTACGGAATATGTCCGAAAGGTGGTGGTTTCGACAAGTTTGATGTGGACATTGCCGATTTTCACCTCAAGAGTGTAGATGCAGTGAAAAGGGGGGCTATGATGTCTGCGGTGTATACAGGATCGATCAAAGTTCAACAGATGAAGAACTACGTCGATTACTTAAGTGCGTCGCTGTCAGCTACGGTCTCCAATCTCTGTAAAGTGCTCAGAGATGTCCATGGTGTTGACCCAGAATCACAGGAGAAATCTGGAGTGTGGGACGTGAGAAGAGGACGCTGGTTACTTAAACCAAATGCGAAAAGTCACGCTTGGGGAGTCGCAGAAGACGCTAACCATAAGTTAGTTATAGTGTTGCTCAACTGGGATGAGGGAAAACCAGTTTGTGACGAGACATGGTTCAGAGTGGCTGTGTCAAGCGATTCTTTAGTGTACTCTGATATGGGAAAACTGAAGACGCTGACGTCTTGCTGTTTAGATGGAGAACCTCCGGAGCCGAACGCAAAAGTGATTTTGGTTGATGGTGTCCCTGGATGCGGAAAGACGAAGGAGATTATCGAAAAGGTGAACTTCTCTGAGGACTTGATTTTAGTCCCTGGGAAAGAAGCCTCGAAGATGATTATCAGAAGGGCAAATCATGCTGGTGTTGTGAGAGCAGACAAGGATAATGTGAGAACGGTGGATTCCTTCTTGATGCACCCTCCGAGGAGAGTGTTCAAGAGGTTATTTATTGACGAAGGGTTGATGCTTCACACCGGTTGTGTAAATTTCTTGTTGCTGCTATCGCATTGCGACGTGGCGTACGTGTATGGGGATACTCAACAGATTCCGTTTATCTGCAGAGTTGCTAATTTCCCGTATCCTGCTCACTTTGCAAAACTTGTGGTGGACGAGAAGGAAGTCAGAAGAATCACGCTAAGGTGTCCCGCTGATGTCACATTTTTCTTGAATAAGAAGTATGACGGGGCAGTAATGTGTACAAGCGCCGTTGAGAGGTCCGTGAATGCAGAAGTGGTGAGAGGGAAAGGTGCATTGAACCCAATAACTTTACCGTTGGAGGGAAAAATTTTAACCTTCACACAGGCTGACAAGTTCGAACTGCTGGAAAAGGGTTACACGGATGTGAACACAGTGCATGAAGTACAAGGGGAAACATACGAGAAGACTTCCATTGTCCGATTGACATCAACTCCGTTAGAGATCATATCAAGAGCTTCACCACATGTGTTAGTGGCGTTGACAAGACACACGACTCGTTGTCGGTATTACACCGTTGTGTTAGACCCGATGGTGAATGTGATTTCTGAAATGGAGAAGTTGTCAAATTTTATTCTCGATATGTACAAGGTCGAAGCCGGCATCCAATAGCAATTACAGATAGATGCAGTATTCAAGGGAACGAATTTGTTCGTTCAGACACCCAAGTCGGGAGATTGGCGAGACATGCAATTCTATTATGACACTCTTCTTCCTGGAAACAGCACTATTCTTAATGAATTCGACGCTGTTACTATGAATCTGAGGGATATTTCCTTAAATGTCAAGGATTGCAGAATCGACTTCTCAAAGTCCGTGCAAATTCCGAAAGAGCAACCTCTTTTTCTCAAGCCCAAGATAAGAACTGCGGCAGAAATGCCAAGAACAGCAGGCTTGCTTGAAAATTTAGTTGCTATGATTAAAAGAAATATGAATGCGCCGGATCTGACAGGGACGATTGACATAGAGGATACTGCATCATTAGTGGCCGAGAAGTTTTGGGATGCGTACATCGACAAAGAATTCAGTGGAACGAATAAGATGTCCTTAACTAGGGAAAGTTTTTCTAGATGGCTCTCTAAACAAGAGTCGTCTACAGTTGGTCAGCTAGCGGACTTCAACTTTGTAGATTTGCCGGCAGTGGATGAGTACAAGCATATGATCAAGAACCAACCCAAGCAGAAGTTAGACTTAAGCATTCAGGATGAATATCCTGCATTGCAGACAATAGTCTATCACTCAAAAAAGATCAATGCTATTTTCGGTCCCATGTTTGCGGAACTTACGAGGATGCTGCTCGAGAGAGTGGACTCTTCAAAATTTCTGTTTTACACGAGAAAAACACCTGGACAGATAGAAGAATTTTTCTCTGACCTTGATTCAACCCAGGCGATGGAAATTTTGGAACTCGACATCTCAAAGTACGACAAGTCACAAAACGAGTT